ATACGCCGACCCCGCCCCCAGCGGCCCACCAGCACGACCGGAAACGGTGACGGCAGCGATCGCAGCCTGCAGGAAAGCCCTCGCCCGATGACCCGCCAAGCCATCCCTTCATGGCTCGACGACGCCGCATGCGCGGGACACGACCCATTGTGCTGGGACGCCGACCACCCGGACCTGTGGCCACGGGCCTTCCCCATCTGCCGGGCCTGCCCCGTCAACGCCGACTGCGCCGCCTACGCCCTCGGCAACCCGCTCGCCAGCGGTGTCTACGCCGGCATCCCACTGAACGAGGGAACCCCGATCAGGTGGGTCCCGACCTGATGCACCGCGGACGCTGCCTGCTCTGCGGGCACACCTACATCGCCCCGAACCTCGACGAAGCCAACCGCATGTTCACCGCCCACTACCGAGACAACCACGACACCGCACCGGGCCGCCGGTACGGCCACCCCGAAGGAGACCCGAATGAACCCGCTGACCCGCGCGGACCTGGACAACCGGTTCCGGTTCCACCCCGCCACACCAACGACCGGCCCGAAGCATGACCTGATCCGCGAGCTGTGCCTGGACCTCGCCCGCCAGCTGGTCGAGGAGATCCCGGCCGGCCGTGAGCAAGCACTCGCGATCACCAAGCTCGAGGAAGTCATGTTCTGGTCGAACGCCGCCGTCGCGCGCACGGACGGTGCCCGATGACCGCGACGTTCGAGCGGATCAAGGTCGACCGGATCCAGTCCCATGACCGGAACGTCCGCCGCGACCTTGGCGACCTCGGCGAGCTCGCCGCGTCTATCAAGGCGCAGGGCCTGCTCCAGCCCCTGGTCGTCGCCCCGATCCCGCTCACGAACGAGGCGCAGGAGCACGTCACTCTGCCGGTCGATCGGTACGTGATTGTCGCCGGGCACCGGCGCCACGCCGCCGCCATCAAGGCCGGCATCGAGTCCGTGCCGTGCATCGTCCGCGACGACCTCGACACCCCCGCCAAGGTGCTGGAAGCGATGGTCGTCGAGAACGTGATGCGCTCCGACCTGACCGTGATGGAGGAAGCCGACGCCTACCAGCAGCTCGAACTCCTCGGCGTGAAGGAGACCGCGATCGCGAAGGCGACCGGCCGGTCACGGAAGACGGTCCACGAGCGGCTCCTGCTGGCGTCCCTGCCGACCGAGCGTCGGCAGCAGTACGAGGCCGGGAGGCTGTCCCTGGACGGCGCGGTCGAGTGCGCCCGGCTGCGGCAGAAGTACGCCGACGACACAGAGATCCTGACCCTGATCGACGGCGCCGGCACCTACGGCTTCGCCGGCGTCGGCTACGGCGTCAAGGCCCGGATCTCCGCGCTCCTCGACGAGCGCAAGCGCGCCACCAAACCACCCCAGGCCGACACCGACGGCGAGGTGGACGACGAGTACACGATCGACGGGGCCGCTACCCGCGCCGACCGGGAAGCCGAGTGGGAACGGCAGCGACAGGAGCGCGAAGCCCATCAGGCCAAGGTCAGCGAGGCGACCGAGCGGATGTACGACTGGGCGTCCGCACGCATCGCCGTGCGCGACCAGGTGTTCCTCGACCGGCTGATCTCCTGGGCGGTCGAAGCCGCGGTTACCGACTCCGACCTGACCGATGCTGTCCCGCTGCTCGGCATCGACCCGCCGGGGGAGGACGAGGACGTCGACGACGCTTATCAGCGGATCGCTACCTCACTGAAGGCGCTGCCGCGTGAGGACCAGGTCATGGCCCTGGCCCTGTCGTGGACCAGCATCCACAACCGGCGCCTGTACTGGTTCGACGAGCACGCCCGCAACATGGCCGGCCTCGGCTACCCGCTGACCGCCGACGACAAGGCCCTCATGAAGGGCGACGACGATGCCGAGTAAGCGCACCTGGAAGCGCCGCGCGAAGTTCAACGAGCGGCTGCTCGCCGGGCTCCTGCCCCTGCTGTCCGCGGAGCGCGTCGAACTGGAGCAGGAGAACGATCGCCTCGCCGGACTGATCGAGGCGATGGCCCGCGACCTCCGCTCGGCAGATGCGGCGGGAGCAGTGGACCTCGTCACGTGGCCGGCCGCCCAGGCGATCGTCGACCAGGTGTCCCAGCGGAAGACCACCGTCGCCGTCCGCTCCTACACCGCCGACGACGTCGCCCGCGCCTACGACCTGCCCGCAGCCCTCGTGCAGAACGGCGGCCACGAACCCACCCCCACCCAGCCTGCGAGGACCCACTGATGGACAACCACGACCACGCGTCCGGCACAGCCGTAGACGTGAAAGCCGACCCGACACCCCCGAGGACGCCCTTCCCGAGGATGACCCCGAGGCAGCGTGACAACGCCCGCTTCTCGTTCGTCCTCGGCCTCGTCCAGCCCCGCGTGTACGAGGGGACAGTGCCCAGGGCGGAGAAGGAACGCCGTCGCGCGAAGAACCGTGTCGCCCGCAAGGCCCGCGCCCAGCAGCGGAGGCGGTCATGAACATCAACGGCCGCATCACGGTGAAGGACCACTACGGCGACGACGTGCTCGACCAGCACATCGAGTCGTGCCGCGAGTGCGGGGCGCTCGTGTTCGTCCCCGCCCTGTACGCCGGCGGCGGCGAGTGCGACACCCGCCAGAAGCATGCCAGCTGGCACGAGTCGATGCTCAACGGCGGCCCATCGCTCGAGGACGTCCGGGCCATCCGGAAGGCGCCGCCACCGGAGCCGCCTGACGGAAGCGTCGCGGTGTTCATCGACTCAGACGGTGATCCCATCCCAATGAAGCGGTTCGGTTGCCGTTGGGTCGGGCGGGTCGACTCCGACGCGGGCACTTGGAAACAGTGCATCGACCAGCTCGGTGAGCCGACCGCCGTAGTCGTGCCCAAGGAGGCGTGATGCCGCACTACGTCCACCCGAAGATCGACGGCGACTGGATCAGTGTCGAGTTCTCCTGCACCGAGCCGGAGGGAGCCGACTGCCGTCTCATGTGCCCGCCCGATGAGGCCTACAAGTACGGCTGCGAGTCAGTCACCATCGAGCGTGACGAGGACGGAACCCCGTGGCATGTGGGCTACCGCTTCGACGAGGCGACAGGCAAGGAGGTCGACAGCCGGCTGCACAAGATGGTCCCGGCCGACCGCTGCCTGATCCTCGACTGGGACCACCTGAACGAGTCCTACTGCGGAGAGCCAGGCCCGCTGCGTGAAGGCGAGATCGTGTTCAGGTGGTCCGAGGAGTGGCCCGAGTGGGAGTACACGACGGAGGCCGCGTCGTGACCGTCAACGTGTCGCTGCGCTGGGAAGTGGTCTGCGACCACTGCGGCCGCGGCCTTGCCCTCCCTGAAAGCCACACCCTCGCCCTGCTCCCCGGCGTTGACGCGCTCACGGTCGGGCTCGCAGCCGACGAAGTCATCAATACGTTCGCCCGCACGCTCGGCTCGTGGCTCGGGGCAGGTCCGTCGTTCACGTGCGGGACCTGGGTTCCGGGGGCGCAACCGTGCCCGGAGCAGATCGCCAAAGAGGCCGCGAGATGACCGCCCACCCCAACTGCACAGCCGGACACCTCTGCCAACAGCCGTCCGGACGGCTCTGCATCGAAGCGGGCTGCGACCAGCCCGCCGGCACCCTCTGGGGCCCGTACTGGTGCCCCGACCACGACAAGGCACGACTCGACCGAATCAATACCCAGATGGAGGCACTCATGGGAAGGAACCAGGGATGAGCGACGTCGACGTCACCATCACCGTGAACGGGCGGAGCATCCCCGCCAGCGAGGCCTCATGGATGCTGATCGCGCCCTGCGGCTGCATCGCCGGAGCCACCGTCGTCAAGAGAGTGTCCAAGTTCGTGCTGACCGAGAGGCAGGCATGGAAGGAGTTCTACGACGGGCAGCCAGGAGCAGCGGAGCAGCGCACCCGCGACCAGGCCGCCGGGTTCACCGTCCAACTCGCCGACGTCGAAACCATCCGGGCCCGCCTGAAGGCGACATGCCCCCACGAACCTCAGTGGGGAGTGCAGCCGCCGCCATGCCCGGAGGGCTACACCTGGGCCGGGACCAGCGACACGAAGCGGTCGCACCTCGTCCTCGGGGAGAAGGACCGCGACGCCCGCTACATCCTCGGCAACCATCCCTACACGGTCGATCCGCTGACCTCCTTGTGCGGCAAGTCCAGCAGCTACTGGTCGACGCACTGGGCGAGCAACGCGGATGCCCCCACCTGCCGGGCGTGCGAGCGGGAGGCCAGCCGACTCCTGGCCAGCACATCGTGAACAGCGTCGTCGGCACCCAGGTGTACGGCGTCAAGGTCTACGGCGTCCGTGGGGCGCTGTCGGACCCACCGGGGTTGGGCGAGTGGATGGTCGTCGTCGTCGTCGTCGACCACGAGAAAGCCGTCGCCGATGCCAGGACGACCGAGGTCGAGCAGTGCATCGCCGCGCTGCGCGAGAGCCGGGAGCAGTTGACGCGCCCCCCGCTCGCGGACAACAAGAGGCACCTGTTGGCCGGCATCGACCACGCCATCGTCGTCCTCGAGGACCACCTGACCTACGGCGGCGCGTCATGAGTGGCCTGGACGGCGTCCAGCGATACCGGCAGCTCGTCGTCGGGATCACGCACTACCCCGTCGAGGCGGCCCCACACGGGCCCTACGTTCTCGCCGCTGACGCTGAGCGAGTGATCCGCAAAGCGGTGGATGCGGCACGGCAGGCCGGATACAACGACGGATGGGAGAAGGGCTCCTTCGACGGTGCTGCAGCCACTGAGAGGAAGACCGTCCTCAACTGCATCGCCACGCTGCGGAAGTTGACCGCTGGACGGACTCGCATGCCCTACGACGAGTCTCGTGCCGATCAGGTGGCATCGCACAATGCCTACCTCGACGCTGTGCGTGACGCTATCGCCGCCCTGCGCGCCCTGCTGGACACTGCCGAATGAGCGCCTGCTCGAAGTGCCGGCAAGGCCGCTGCGAGGACTGCCGCAACATCGACGGCTGCTGGTGCTGCGGCCTGGACGACGAGGACGATTCCTCGTGACCGCGGCCGTGCTGTTCGCCTGCGGCCTCATCATCGGCTGGGTACTCGGCGCCGCCTGGCAGGACAAGAACGACCGGCACTAGGCCTGCAACACCGGGTGCACCGTCACCGACTCAACCCTCCTGCACACGCACACACACCCCCCGAGAAACGCGAACACGGGGTAAGGGGATGCGACGACGGCCCGTACCTCCCACACCTCGCACAGGCAACCCCCTATTCGCTTCCCCGGTTTAGCAAACTCGGTTCCCCGTTTTGGGTGACGCTGATGCGACCTTCGCCACATGGCGACAGCGAACTGTGATGCGTGCGGAGGACGCACCTACCGCGGCAGCGATCTGTGCTACCGGTGTCGGCGTGGACACTCCGATCCCCCAGCGCCGTGCCAGGGGTGTGGGAAGGCGTTCGACCGCCCGAAGGAGTCTCGACGGCGCTTCTGCTCGGATGACTGCAAGACGCGGGCGTATCTGGAGAAGGCCCGCCGGGCAAGGCGTGCCCGGACAGCACTGCAGGCATGCGCAGCCTGCGAGCACCTCTTCGACCCGTGGCCGAACAGAGGTGACCGGAAGTACTGCTCGAAGGCATGCCAGATGTCGGTGGTCAGGCCCAGTGAACTGGCCCGCCGCGAGCGACTCAAAGTGGTCCGGGCCATGAACCAACCCATCGGCGCCTGCCCGACTTGCGGATCCGAAGTCTCCGGGGGTCGTACCTACTGCCGCAAGCAATGCAGACGTTCGTGGCAGAAGACGGGTCCCAGCGGCGAGCTGAGACGGCATGTGCTCAAGAAGGGAGACCGATCCATCACCATTGCCGCTCTGTTAGAGCGCGACAACGGAATCTGCTGGTTGTGCAGCGCGCCGGTGCTCGTGCGTCGGGGATGTCAGCCGGAGAGCGCCTCGATCGACCATGTTCTCCCGATCAGCAAGGGCGGACTTCACGTCTGGGACAACGTGCGCCTCGCTCACTTCGGATGCAACGCCTACCGCGGAAACTCCGTCGCGTGAAGTGCGAGTGGTGCGGAGTGCTGCTCCCGCCGCGCGAGCCTGGACCCGGCCGGCGTCGCAGGTTCTGCTCGGACCGGTGCCGGCACGCGGCGAAGTATGAGCGCCGACAAGTTGTGTCGTTGTGGGAGGAGGGCGGTGCGGAACTGACTCCTGTGGTGGTAAGCGTGCCGGATCACGATGCAGCATTCGCGGCGACCCTCGAGGGCCTGGTGGCGGGGCTGAAGGACTCGGCGCCGGGGGATCCGGTTTCGCAGTTGGCGGCGGCGATCGTCCAGGCGCGGGTGGTGGCGGGCACGCTGGCGAGACTGGCGCGTGAGCCGGGCCTGCCGAAGAACTTGGCGTGGCGCTGTGTGCAGCTCCAATCGGTGATCAACCGGGGTGTCAAGGATGCTTTCGGAGAGGTGGAGTAGTGGGTAGGCAAGCCGACCCGACCAGGGCCCGCCGCGGAACCGGGAACCGGCCCGCGGCCGGCAAGAAGCGGACCAAGGTCGCGGTCCTCGTCCCGAAGGGCCCCACCCTGCCCGCACCCCCGGACGACCTTCCACAGGCAGTGCACCCCCTGTGGTCGACCGCGATGCAGGAGCTGACCGTGCAGGGCATGCGGGACGGCGACCTCGAGGCCGTCCGCATGATGTGCCTCGCGGCGTGGCGGCACCGGCAGGCCGGCGAGCAGATCGAACGGTTCGGGGTCCTGGTGCAGGGCCCGCGCGGGCCGATCGTGAACCCGATGCTGCGCGTCGAACGGGACTCCGCCGCCCTGTACGCGCGGCTGGCTGACCAGTTCGGCCTGACCTTGTCGTCCCGGCTGCGCCTGGGCCTCATCCAGCTGGCCGGGCAGTCGATCCTGAAGTCGCTGAACGACGACCTGGACGTCGGGTAGGCGGCCGTGCCGCGGCGCAGCGCGGCGTCGGTACGCGCGGAACAACGGGTGGTCAGGTTCTTCGAGCGGCACCTGAAGCAGACGAAGGGCCGGTGGACGGGGCAGCCCTTCATCCTCGAGCCCTTCCAGCGCGACGAGATCATCCGGCCGATCTACGGCCGCCTGGACAAGTCGGGGCTGCGGGTCACGCGGGAGGCGCTGATCCTGCTCGCCCGGAAGGGAGCAAAGTCGACCTTGACCGCGGGCCTGGGCCTGTACCACCTGCTCGCTGACGGGGAGGGCGGCGCCGAGGTATACACGGCGGCGGCGAAGAAGGAGCAGGCCGGAATCGTGTTCAGCACCGCTCGCCGGATGATCGAGATGAACCCGATGCTGGCCGCGGCGTGTAAGCCGTACAAGTCGGTGATCGAGGTGCCGGAGACCGGGGCGATCATGAAGTGCCTGTCGTCGGACTTCGACGGCGGTGGCAAGCTCCACGGCCTGAACCCGTCGGCCAGCATCATCGACGAGCTGTGGGCGCACCGGAACAGCGACGTGTACGACGCCCTCACCTCGGCTGATGCCGCTCGGGCGCAGCCGCTCACGTTGAACATCTCCACCGTCGGACCCCGGCGGGAGGGCCCTCTGTGGGACCTGTACCAGCGGGCCCTGGCGGGGGACGACAAGGCGCTGTTCATGGTGCATTTCGGAGCGAAGCCGGGCATGGACCCGCATGACCCGGCGACGTGGAGGTATGCGAACCCGGCGCCGTGGATCGCGCTGGAGTACCTGGAGCGGCAGCACCGCCGGATGCCGTTGGCGCTGTTCGAGCAGCTGCACTTGAACCGGTGGCCCGAGAAGGGCGTCGGCGCATGGATGTCGGAGCCCCTGTGGGAGTCGAACGGGGCCAAGCCCCACATCGACCCGGACGAGCCGGCGTATCTGGCGGTCGACGCCGCGCCGAAGAAGGACACCACCGCGGTCGCGCTCGTGCAGAAGGACACCGCGGGGATCTTGAACGTCCTCGTGTGGGTGTTCCGCGCCGACGACGACCTCGGCTACCTGGACTACGCGGCCGTGGAGGAACTCATCCGGGACCTGCACCAGGACTTCTACCTCGAGCGGATCGCGTTCGACCCGCACACGATGATCCGGACGATGATGATGCTCGACGCGGAGGGGCTGCCCGTCGAGGACTTCCCCCAGTCGGTGACCCGCATGACGAAGGCCGCGGACGTGCTCTACCGGGCGATCGTCGACGGCCGGCTGGCGCACGGAAACGACCCTGAGCTCGCGGCCGCGATGCGGGCCGCGGCGATCCGGGAGACCCCGGGCGGGTTCATGTTCCACAAGCGGAAGAGCGAGAAACCGATCGACGCGCTGACGGCGGTCACGATGGCGGTGTTCCTGGCCGAGGCGGAGGACGACGCCGGCTTCTACGCGGCCGCCGGGTGACGAGTCGCTGACCCTGAGGCCATGCGCTGGCTGAACCGCCTCACGGCGAAGACGGTCGTGGTCCATCTCACCGACGACGAGTCGCTCCGCGGGATCGTGGCCGGCGTCTACGCCGACTGCCTGGTCCTGCGGCACGCCGCCTACCTGGGCGAGAAGGCGATCGACCGGGTCGACGGGGAGGTCGTCATCCCTCGCGAGCGGATCGCGTGGCTCCAGAACCTGCCGTCCGGTGAGGAGGCCAGCTGATGCCCGTCGTCCTGTCGAACGGCCGCTCCGTCGCGATCCGGCGCGCCGACCACCTGACGAACCCGTCGCTGGCCGTCGGCGGGGGCGGCAGCATCGACCTCCTGCGCTCGGACGCCGACTACTCGGTCACCTACGAGTACGTGTACCGCTCCCAGCCGTTCGTGTTCGCGACGATCAACAAGCTCGCCTACTCCGCGGCCCGGAATCCCCTGTGGTTCTACCTGGAGGACCCCGACTCGGAGACCCTGGAGCGGGTCCGCCACCACGACGCGGTCCGGCTCATGCGCAAGCCCGCACCCCGCATGTCGCAGTTCCGGTGGCTCGGCGAACTGTTCCGGTCGATGTACGTGCACGGCCACCACCTGGTGTGGAAGGACCGGGTCAGCGGCCCGGGCTCGAGCGTGCAGCGGCTGTGGCCGATCCCCTGGACACACGTCCGGGTGACGCAGGACGACCTGGGGCCGGTCGTCTACGACATCACCATCAACGGCACCACCTACCAGCTGCTGCCCCAGGAGGTCCTGCACTTCCAACTGCTGGGCGGCCGATCCCCGCTGGAAGTCCTCCGCGCCTCCATCGCCATGGAGGACGCCGCGCAGGTGTACCAGTCCTACAGCCTGCGCAACGGGGTCTCCCCGAGGGCAGTGTTCTCTGCCTCCGGCATGAACCCCCGCGCAGTCGACATGCTCCGCGCCGAGCTCCGCAAGCTGTACGCAGGACCGGAGAACGCCGGCAACTTCGTCGTCGCCAACTCCGACCTGAACGTCAAGGCGATCGGGACCACGCCCGCCGACCTCGGGCTGCTGCCCATGCGGGAGTTCTCCCGGCAGGAGGTGCTGTCCGCGCTGGACGTGCCCCCGCCGCTGGTCGGGCTGATGGAGAACGCGACCCTGGCGAACGTCCTGGAGTACCGCAAGGCCATGCACGACGCGGTCAAGGGCAAGCTGATCATGGTCGAGCAGGACATCCAAGTGCAGCTCATCGACGACGAGCCCGCATGGGACGGTCTCATCGCCGAGATCAATACCGACTCCTGGCTCCTTCCCGACCCCGAGACCCGCGCCAAGATGCACATGCTCAACCAGCAGTCGAGCGTGAACACCATCAACGAGCGCCGTCGGGCGGAGAAGCTGCCGCCCATCGCTGACCCGATCGCGGACACCGTGTTCATCCCGCAGAACATGGCTCCCGTCGGCGTCGCGGGCGAATCCACGGCCGGCACCCCAGCCCAGGGGATCGCCGACCGGATCGTGTCCGACACGCTCGTCGAGTAGTCCGGGTGACACGGGTCTGACCCTGCTGCCATGGCCACGCTGTCCCTGCGCGAGACGAAGTCATTCGACGCCGAGTTCAAGGCCGTCGACTCCGACGCCGGCACGTTCGAGGCGATCGTGTCGGTGTTCGGGAACAAGGACCTGGGCGGCGACGTCGTCATGCCCGGCGCGTTCGCCGACACCCTCGCCCTGTGGGCCGCCAAGGGCGACCCGATCCCCGTCATCTGGTCCCACGACTGGGACGACCCGTTCGCCCACATCGGGTACGTCGTCGAGGCCCGCGAGACGGAGAAGGGCCTGTGGGTCAAGGCCCAGGTCGACCTGGACTCCCCGTTCGCGGTGCAGGTCCACCGACTCCTCAAGGGCCGCCGCGTCACCCAGTTCTCGTTCGGCTACTTCGCCGACGAGGTCAAGTGGGTCGAGGACCCCGACACCGGGCGCATGTCCCGCGAACTGCACCGGGTCACCGTGTTCGAAGTCGGCCCCACGCTCCTGGGCATGAACCCCGACACCGACCTGATCTCCGCGGCGTCCGCCACCCAGCCGGGCCCCGCATCCCCCGCCCCGATCCCCGACGAGAAGTCCGATTCGGGGGCCACGGGTGACAGCCACCCCACCGTAGACGTCGAGCGCGCACAGGCGCTGCTCGTGAGACCCATGCATGAAGGGATCAGCAATGAGTGACAACCGCAGTGAGGTCCGCGCGCTCGCCGATGCGATCGACGCCAAGAAGGCGGATGCGGCCACGAAGTGGGCAGCGTTCGACCAGGCCCGCAAGTCCGCTCGCGAGGAGGGCGTCGACTTCGCCACCAACACGGAGGCGTTCGAGAAGGTCGACACCCTGTCGAAGGCATACGACGCGGTCCGTGACGAGATCACCGACCTCGAGCAGCGGCTCGCCAAGGCCCGCGGCTGGTCCTCGGATGGTCCCGCCCCCGTGTCCAAGCGCGACATGGAGGAGCGCAAGGAGCAGGTCCTGTCCGTCGCGCGGAAGGTCCTCGACTCCGAGCAGTACGCGGCCCTGAAGGCGTCCGGCGCCCTCGACAACCGCGACGTCATGTTCGGCTCGACCGGCGCCATCAAGGCCCTTTCCCGCGCCGAGCTGAAGACGCTCATCACGTCGGCGGCCGGCAGCGCCGGTGACCTCGTCGTCAACGACCGCAAGGACATCATCACCCTCACCCCGAAGGCGAACCTGTCCGTCCTCGACGTCGTCACGGTCGGCTCCACCGACTCCGACACCGTCGAGTGGATCCAGGAGACCACTTACACCAACGCGGCCGCCGAGACCGCCGAGGACACCGCGGCCCCCGAGTCGGCGCTCGTCTACGAGGACGTCACCAGCCTGGTGAAGGACATCACCACCTTCATCCCGGCCACCAAGCGGATCCTCGCCGACGCCGGCCAGCTCGAGACCCTCGTCAACCAGCGACTCGGCTACATGGTGCGGTCCCGCCTGCAGTCGCAGATCATCGCCGGCGACGGCCTCGGCGAGAACCTCACCGGCCTCGTCAACACCATCGGGATCTCCGCGCAGGCACTCGGCGCCGACTCCCGCGCCGACTGCGTCCACAAGGGCATCACCAAGATCCGCGTGGCCGCGGAAGGCGTGTTCGAGCCGAGCGTCCTGGGCATCCACCCGAACGACGCCGAGCAGCTGTTCCTGGAGAAGGACGTCAACGGCGTCTACATGTTCGGCGGTCCGGGTGGCAACCCGTCGCGGACCGTGTGGGGCCTCAACCCGATCGTCCACGTCGCGTTCCCCGAGGGCAACCCCGTGGTCGGCGACTTCTCCCAGGCGCTGCTGTGGCTGCGCGAGGGCCTGTCGATCTCGATGAGCGACTCGCACAGCGACTACTTCGTCAAGCGGAAGGTCGCGATGCTCGCGGTCATCCGCGCGGCGTTCGGCGTCGTGCAGCCGAAGGCCTTCTGCGAACTGTCTGGGTTCTAGAGCGTGAAGCGTTGCCCCGACTGCGGCGAGCTGAAGCCTGCGACATTCGAGTTCTGGTACCGGAACCGCGCCACGCGTGACGGTCTGGACTCGTACTGCAGGCCCTGCTCCCGCAGTCGGGTCGACGCCTACCAGGCGGCCAACGTGGACAAGGTCCGCGAGCGCAAGCAGGCAAGGCGCAAGGCCGACTGGGCTGACCCGGATCGCCGCAGGAAGGACCGTGACCGGCAGTTTCGCTGGAAGTACGGCATCACCCATGACGAGTATGACCAGCGCCTCGCGGACCAGGGCGGCCGGTGCGCGATCTGCGGCGGCACCGATCCGCGGGGCCGGAAGGGCGGCGAGCTGTTCGCCGTCGACCACGACCACGAGACGGGGGCAGTGCGCGGCCTGCTGTGCATCCCCTGCAACTCCGGTCTCGGGCAGTTCGGTGACGACCCGGACACGATGCTCTCAGCCGCCACGTACGTCATGCAGACGCGCGACGTGCTCGGCCCGATCCGCACCTGAAAGGGGCACGAGATGCCGACGTTCGACGAAGATAAGGGCGCCTGGGCGGCCGCGGCCGCCATCGCGGACATCGCCGTCCCGGGCAGCGCCACGGCAGCGGACTGCGCGAACAAGATCAACGCGATCCTCGCCGCGCTGCGGACCGCCGGAATCCTCGCCACCGACTAGCCGGTGCGCGGCCAACGGTGCGCGGTGTGCGGTCAGTCGACCGCGGACTGCCACCTGGACACGATCACGATCGCAGAGACGGAGGCGACGATGAGCAAGTACCGCTCCAAGGAACGCGTGTACGCGACCGGACCGAACGGGGTGACCTTCCTGAAGTACGCGGTCGGTTCCCCCATCCCCGAAGACGAGGCCCGGCGCCAGCGGCAGCTCGGGACGGGAGCCGCTGTGCACGAGGAGGACGTCGACGTGGAGACGGCCGCCGTGCAGCAGGACGACGTCGAGGACAAGGCCGTTCGCCCCGGCGCGTCGATGCCGGTGAAGCGGTCCAGGGGGCGCGGCCCGCGCGCCAGCACGAAGTAGGCCGTCGTGGAGCGCCTCGCCAAGGGCTGGGGCGGCGTCCTGACCCTGTACGTGCGGGACGGTGAGGGCGACCTCGCCGACGCCACGGGGGCGGTTACCGTCGTGGTGAGGGATGCGGCCGGCGCGACCGTCGCATCCGGGACGGCGACGAAGACGCCGGCCACGACCGGCACGTACACCTTCGCGTGCACGGCAGCGCAACTCGCCGACCTCGGCTCCTACACCGCGACCTGGACGGCGACCGTCGGCGGTGTCGGCATCGCCCCGGTCACCGAGGTCGAGGTCGTCGGAGGTCACCTGTTCGGAGTCGACGAACTGCGGGCCCGGCGTGCGGAGTTCTCCGACACCACGAAGTACCCGCCCGGGCTGCTGGTCGACAAGCGGCTGGAGGTCACCGAGTGGCTCGAGGCGCTCATGCAGGTCGCTCTCGTCCCGCGCCGCCGCCGTCTGGCCACCCGTGGCGACGGCACCGACCGGATCCTGACCGGCGACCCCCTGATCTCTGGCGTCGTGTCCGTCACCGTCGACGGTGACGCCTGGGACGTTGCTGACCTCGCGGGCGACCTCGACATCGGGGAGGTCGTCGCGCCGCCCGGATCCGTGTGGACCAAGGACGCCCCCATCGTCCTGGTGTACGACCACGGCTACCCGTCCGTCCCGGCGAAGGTGAAGGACGCGGCCCTCGACGTCGCCGTCGACGCGACCCTGCCGTCCGCCCTCAACCCCCGCGCGACGGTGCAGAACACCGACTTGGGCGCGTTCCGGCTGTCGATCCCCACGCCGGGCACCCCGACCGGGATCCCCGAGGTTGACCAGGTGATCCGCACGTACGGCTACCGAAGGCCGGCCGTGTGATGCACCTGTCCGTCGCACCCGTCCAGGACGCACTGCTGGCGCTGATCGAGACCGCCCTGCCGGGCGTCGAAGTGGGGATCAGTCCGGCGAACATCCAGCCCGAGCACGTGTGGATCAACGGTGAGGTCACCGAGCTGCGCCGCAACTACCGACAGTCCGGTGTGGTTGCCACGGACGAGCAGTACGAGCTCCTCGTGCACCTGCTGACCGAGCGCGCGGACCCCGACTACCTGGTGGTCCGCGACCGGATGCAGGCGCTCACGGACGCGGTATGCGACGCGTTGGCCACGGATCCGACCCTCGGGGGCCTGGCGAAGCTCGTGGTCGTCGCCCGTGCCCAGGTCGAGGAGACGTTCAAGGACGAGTCCACCCGGCAGATGATGACGACCCTCACGGTGCGCTGCGACGTTCACGTCACCTGAGCGCGGGTGACAGTCACCCCACCCTGCTGCCATGGCCACCTTGCCCGTCACCGTCGAGTTCGCGACCTCGGACGGTCTCGCCCGCTACACGATCACGGACGACGACCTGACCGCGGTCCCCGCCGAGCACCAGGCGCATGTCAGGTCGGCGCTCGCCGCCCTTCCGGTTCCCCCGGTCAGCGCCACCCCCGAGCCGGAGAACGGCCCGGCAGTCGACGACACCCCCGCCACGACCCGCGGCCGCGGGAAGAAGGAGTAACCCATGCCCACGATGCAGTCCGCGATCGCGCTCGTCGGCGTCGCCAAGCAGACCGCGAAGGGGACCCCCGCCGCGCAGCCCACCTTCGCCCACGGCATCACGGACGGGTCCGTGCTGAAGGTCGACATCACCCAGGACCGTGAGGAGCACACCTCCGGCAGCCGGTTCTCCCCGGGTGTCAACCGCACCGAGGCGGTCCCCGGCGCCGAGTTCACGATGCGTGCCCACCCGAAGACCCTGGGCCTGTACCTGTACGCGGCGCTCGGGGCGATCGCCACGAGCGGCGCCGGCCCCACCTACACCCACGTCATCACCCTCGGCGCGGACCTGCCGTACCTGTCGCTGTTCGGGAAGCAGAACAGCGACATGTTCCGCATCCCGGACTGCAAGGTCGACCAGCTGTCCCTGTCGTGGTCGGGGAACGAGCCCCTCGAGGTCGCCGTCCAGGCGCTGGGCTGCGAGCTCGACGTGCAGGCGACGTGGACGCCGACCACGGACGACGCGATCTCGGACTACTGGACCCCGGTCGGCGGCACGTTCCAGCTCGACATCGACGGCGTCACCCTCGCGGCCGCCCCGGTCACGGGCGGTGAGATCCAGATCGCCAACAACGCCCAGCCGATCCTGCTGTCCGGGCTCATCACCCCGGACGACATCGCCGTGGGTGCGCAGACGATCGACGTGTCGCTGGAGATGACGCCCCCGAACCTCAACGACTGGCGCACGGTGGTGACCGGGTCGACCGCTGGCGCGAACGTGCAGGGTACGCCGGTGTACGGGTCGTTCTCCGTCATGTTCGTCAACGGCACGAACACCCTCACCATCGCCTGCACCCGGGTGCCGTTCCTCATCGACTTCCCCGACGCCGACCCCGCCGGCGGCGCGCTGACGATCACCGCGGCCGGCCTCGTCGTCACGCCCACCGGCGGCACCACCCCCATCACGGCCACCGTCGTCAACGCCCAGGCCACCTACTGATCGAGAGGACCACGCATGAAGATCACGTTCGACGTCACCCTGACGGACGGCACCACCACCCGGGTGTCCACGGCGTTCGCCGACCTCATCGCCCTGGAGGAGGAGTTCGACGTCGACGTGTCCACCCTCTCGGTGCGCCAGCGCGCCGGGTGGATGGCGTTCCTGGCCTGGCACGCACTCAAGCGCACCGGGCAGGTCACCACCCCGTTCGCGGAGTGGAAGAAGCAGATCGCCGACCTCGAGCCGCAGGACGACGCGGGAAAAGCCGAGTAACCCCCGCTGCCCGTGAGCTCGTCGCCGTCGCCGCCGCCAGCGGGTTCGGACTGTGGGACCTGCTCAACGTCCCGGACCACGTGTACGACGCGGTCGTCGAGCGAGTGCAGAAGGAGAGCCGCAAGGCGCGGACGCAGGCGATGAAGGACCGGCTCAGGAGCAGGAAGGGGTGACCGGTGAGGCAGGGCAAGCTCATCGACGTCCGTGGCCTGCAGCAGGTGAACAAGGCCCTCCGCGACGTCGCCCCTGACCTGCGCCGCGAGTTCTACCGGGACCTGGGGTCCACGATCAAGGCCCGCGTCACCGCGGCGAAGGCCTCGTCCCCGTTCAAGCGGAAGAAGCGCGGCGCCCCGGCCGGGCATCTGCGGACCCTGACGTACCTGACGAAGTCCGGCGCGAAGCGGGACATCTCCGGAGGACGGAAGCAGGGCCTGTTCGGGTTCAAGGCGATCTCCGCTGCCCCGCACGCGTCGATCCTTGACCTCGCCGCGCAGGGGCATTCCCCGCAGGGCGAGACCCTCGTGGCGACGCTGAACGCCCGCTACGGGCCCGCCCCCCGGTTCCTGGGTAAGCAGCTGCTGCCGGGTTCCGGCAGCGGGCAGGACCTGTACCGGGAGTCGCAGCAGATCATCGCGAAGTACGTCGCCGAGCTGAACGCGCGGATCGACGCCGCTGCCACGAAGCGAGTCGCATCGTGACCGCGATCATCATCAACATCGCCGGCGACTACGACGCCCGGGACATCGGCCGCGCCACCCGCGACCTGCAGAAGCTCGGCGACGCCGCCAACAACAGCGCGTTCGCTGTGTTCGGGGAGAAGTTCAAGACCGCGGGCGCGAAGATCAAGAACACGGGCGAGAAGCTCACCCTGGGAGTGACTCTGCCGCTGGTTGGTATCGGGATCGCCGCGGTCAGCACGCAGGCGCAGTACGAGACGACGATGAACCAGCTCGCTGTCGCGACCGACGCCCCCGTCGAGGCGATGACCCGGCTGAAGGACCTCGCCAAGCAACTCGGCGCCGAGACGGTGTTCTCCGCCAACGACGCCGCCGAGGCGATGCTCGAGCTCGCCAAGGGCGGGTTCACGCCGGCGCAGATCGCCGGCGGCGGCGTGCAGGCCACGATGGCGCTCGCCGCGACCGAGGGCATGGCCCTCGCCGACGCTGCGACGATCACGTCGAACGCGATGAACACGTTCGGGATCAAGGCGAAGAACGCTGCCCGGATCGCTGACGCGCTCGCGGGCGGGTCGATCGCGTCGTCCGCGTCTGTCGAGGGGCTCGCGCAGGCCCTCTCGCAGGTCGGGCCCGGCGCGTCGAACGCGGGCCTGAACATGCGGCAAACCGTGGGTGTGTTGGCCGCGTTCGCCGACAACGGGATCAAGGGCTCCGACGCCGGCACGTCGCTGAAGACGATGCTGGCCCGCCTGGTGCCGTCGACCAAGGAAGCCGCGGCGGAGATGGAACGCCTGGGCCTGGACTTCGTCGACGCCAAGGGCAACATCGTCCCCATCACGAACGTCGCCAAGCAGTTGCAGGACAAGCTGGGCGGGATGAGCGAGGCGCAGCGTATCGCCGCGCTCCAGACCATCTTCGGCTCCGACGCCACCCGCGCCGCCACCGTCCTGATGAAGGAAGGCGCCTCCGGCCTCCAGACCTACATCGACGCCACCTCCAAGTCCGGGGCCGCGAACGAGATGGCGGCCGCCCGCATGGAGGGCACTGCCGGCGCGATGGAGAAGGTGAAGGGCACCATCGAGACCGCGCTCCTGGCGATCGGTGAGGCCCTCGCCCCGATCATCACCCAGGTGTCGGACTTCGTCCGCGAGTGGGTCGACCGGTTCCAGCAGCTTGACCCGGCCACCCAGAAGGTCATCGTCATCGTCGGCCTCCTCGCCGCCGCCATCGGGCCCGTCCTCATCGTCATGGGCCTCGTGGTCGGCGCGATCGGCAGCATCATGACCGCGCTCGCCGCCGTGTCCGCTCCCGTCCTCGCTGTCGTCGCGGTGATCGGCCTCATCGTCGCCGCCGTCGTGCTGCTGTGGAACAAGTCCGAGGCATTCCGCACCGCCGTCATCAACGTGTGGAACGCGGTCAAGTCCGCCGTCCAGTCCGCGATCGATGGGATCAAGCGGAAGCTCGACGAGAACAAGGACAAGATCGATGCGTTCAAGGAGGGCCTGGCGAAGGTCTGGGAGTTCATCCAGACGTACGTGATCCCCGCGATCGCGAAGTTCTACGAGGTGTACCTGACGAACCTGATCAAGGTCATCGGCTGGGTCGTCGAGCGGCTCATCGACTGGTACTCGTTCCTGTGGGACGTCGGTGTCGCCGCTGTCGATGTCGGCAAGAAGGTGTGGAACTTCGGCGTCAAGGTCAAGGACGCGGTCCAGGCCGCCCTGAAGTGGATCGGCGAACTGCCAGACAAGGTCAAGGCGTGGTTCGCTGATGCAGGCACGTGGCTCGTGAACGCCGGCAAGGCGATCGTCGACGGCCTGTGGGACGGCATCAGAGGCGCGTGGGACTCGTTCACCGGGTGGATCGAGGAGAAGATCAACGCCCTACCCGAAGCGGTGAAGAAGGTCCTCGGGATCGCGTCACCGTCGAAGGTGTTCTTCGAGATCGGCTCCAACGTCGTGAAGGGCTTCGTCGACGGCGTCAACTCCGGCAAGGCCGACATCGAAGCGTCCGCCCGAGAGTCGTTCGCGGAGACCCTGAACGCGAAGGTCAACGAGGCCCTCGACACGCTGCGGGCCCGCCTCGACGCCGCCAAGGCCGAGTTCACGTCGTTCAAGGACACCGTCGTGTCCTCCATCACGCAGGCGTTCTCCTTCGGCGACGCCTACCAGGCCGCGCAGAACGCCGGCATGACGTTCCTCGAGGCCCTCACCGCGCAGGCCAACCAGGCGACCGCGTTCGCCGACCGGATCAAGCAGCTCGTCGTCATGGGCCTGTCCGCGGAGGCGATCCAGATGGTGCTGTCCGCCGGCGTGCAGGCCGGCACCAGCATCGCGAACGAGCTCATCGCCGGCGGCGCCACCGCGATCGCCCAGACCAACGACCTGGTCACCACCACGCAGGCCGCCGCCACCCGCGTCGGCGTCGACGCCGCCGCATCGTTCTACGGCGCCGGCGTAAAGAACGCCCAGGACACCCTCGACGGGTTCAAGAAGGAGTTCGGCAAGGGCGGCCCGGGCCGGGAGAAGCTGATGCGGATCATGGACTACCTCGCCGAGGACGCCGCCCGGCAGGTCCGCGTCAACGTCGAGGTCACCCGCAACATCAACGAGGTCGTCACCCGCATCACGCAGAGCGTGCAGGGCCGAGCCAGCGGCGGACCCGTGCAGGCCGGCACCCCCTACTTCGTCGGGGAGGCGGGCATCGAGCTGTTCGTGCCCCGCACCTCCGGGACGATCATCCCGAACCAGGCCCTCACCGGTGGTGGCCGCGGATCCGTGACCGTCGCCCCCGGCGCCGTGCAGATCACCGTCCAGGGCGGCAACCCCACCGACGTGCAGGCCGCGGTGGATGAGGCGTTCGCCCGCCTGGTACGCGAGATGGAGGCGATGTGACCACGATCCGCCCGAACGACACGGTCGCCGGTGGCGCGTCCTACAACCTCACCGGCGGCGCGACGGCGCACGCCTGCCTGTCCGACGACTCCGACGCCTCCTACATCCGCAAGGTCGGGTCGTCGACCGCGTCGATCATCCTCGGGATGGGCACGTTCGCGATCTCCTCGAGCCAGCGGGTCAAGCAGGTGCGGGTGCGATGCCGGGCCAAGACCGACGAGTCCGACTCGAAGCTGAACCTGCAGCTCGGCATGACGAGCTTCGAACGTGCACCCGGCGACCACATCCCCCGCCTGGTGTCGTACTGGGGGCCGGCGTTCTCCCTCCGCGGCGTGAACACCCTGGCCGAGTATTCCGGTCCCTACTATGCGACCGCCCCGGACGGTGGCGCGTGGGACCAGGACAGCATCGACGCGCTCCGCGTCCAGGTCACCGACTACCGGGGGGCGGCGGCACGCGGCTCCCTGTATGAGGTGTACGTCGACGTGGACCTGGCGGCGCAGCCGACCGCGACGGTCACCTCCCCGACGGGCACGATCACGAACACGTCCCTGCCGACGGTCGCGTGGGAGTTCACCGACACCGACGGCGACGCTCAGTCGTTCTACGAGCTGAAGCTGTTCACCGCCGCGCAGGTCGCCGATCCCGGGTTCGACCCGTCCACGTCGGACTCGTTCTGGACGTCGGGGGAGCAGGCCGCCACGGATCAGTCCGCGACGGTCGGCGACTACCTGACGAACGGCACGTTCCACGCGTATGTGCGGGTCGCGAAGACGGTGAACGGGTCCGCGTTCTGGTCGCCGTGGGCGTCGTCGGAGTTCACGATCAGCCTGACCCCGCCGCCGATGCCGACGATCGCGGTCACCTGGACGCCGGAGGAAGCGTCAGTGACGTGCACGGTGACCGGTGGCGTGCCGACGGGGTTCTCGTCGCAGACGTTCGAGGTCCAGCGATCCGACGACGGCGGTGTCACGTGGGCGGGGATCCGGAACGGGGTCCTCGCCCCAGACTCCACCTACGTGGCGGTGGTCAAGGACTACGAGGCCCCCCGCGGGGTCACGGTCCAGTACCGGGCCCGTGCCATCGGGGTGACCGGGTCGGAGCAGATCGCGTCCGAATGGGGCGGGGAACGGCCGTGGGAAGCCCTCATGCGGCAGGCCGTATGGTACATCGACGCGAACGTCGCCCCCGGCGGTCAGACCGTCGTCAACCAGGGCACCGGCGGCAGCGCCCTCGACGCCCGCCTCGGGTCAGGCACCGGCGCAGACACCAACGACCCAAAGCTCCTCACCTACGACCCGGCTGAGGGGGCGTACGTCTACCTCCCGGGCGTCGCCTCCAACTACCTGTCGGTGCCGGACGAGGCTGCACTCGACATCACGGGTGACATCGACATTCGGGTGAAGTACGCCGCAGACGATTGGACACCCGCTGCCACCAACTGGCTCGTCGGGAAGTGGCTCGACTCGGCTAACGACTCATACGGCTTTGCGCTCAACACGAATGGCTTCCTGAGGTTCACGTGGTCGAACACGGGCGCATATGTCGGCGGCAGCCTTGACAAGGAATCCAGCGTTGCCGTGCCCTTCGCTGACGGATCGACTGGCTGGGTACGGGTCACGTTGGATGTGAACAACGGTGGAGGCAATTTCGACCTGAAGTTCTGGACCTCGACCGACGGCGTGGATTGGACGCAGTTGGGCGTTACCCGAAACGGTTCAGCGACAACGTCGATCTTCGCGGGCACAGCGCCGTGCTACATCGGCGCAATCAATGGCGGCGGAGATGGAACTACGGGCAAGATTCACCGCGCTCAAGTGCTTAACGGCATCGACGGCCCGACTGTGCTGGATGTGGACTGCTCGCAGATCACCAGCGGTGCGGCTACGTCGTTCACGGCGTTGACGGGGCAGACGGTGACGATCAACCGCTCCACCTCGGGCCGGAAGACGGTCGCGGTGACGCAGCCCTGCTGGCTGTTCGGGACGGATGACTACATGGGGGTCCCCGACAACGACCTGATCGACTTCGGTGCGTCGGACTCGTTCACCGTGCTCGCCGTGACACGGCAGTTCGCCACGGTGACGAACTTCCGGGAGATCATCCAGAAGTTCAGCGGCGTCGGGGGTGGCTGGCGCGTCCTCAACTACAGCGGCGGCATCTACTCGTACATCACCGACGGGACCAACTCGCCTATCGGCGGATACCCCACAGCCATTCCTGCCGGCACGCTGAGCGTCGGCGGGCTAGTTAGGAATGTGGCCGCGGACACGGTCGTCGGCTACTCGGCTGGCCAGGCACTCAGCGGCAGCACCGACACGACAACAGGAACGCTGGAAAACTCATCGGCCGTCAGAATTGGTAGCACCTCCGCGCCGCCTGACATGGAGTTCACCGCTGCTGCGGTGTTCCGACGCGCGCTCACGGCCGACGAGGTCACCGTCATCAGCAGCGGCTACCAGGCGTGGGCGAACGAGCCGGCGCAGCTCGCAGTCCCGAACGACGGCACCTGGTGGGTGAAGTCGATCACCGCCCCGTCGCTAAACCGGGCGGCCGTCCGCGTCCTCGCGGGTCTGGACGAGGAGGTCGCGGAGGACACCGGCGTGTTCCGGCCCAAGGGCCGGTCCACCGCTCTCGTCGTCGCTGGGTCGATCTACGGGCGGGACGGCACCTACCGCATCGCCACCCTCGGCGAGGACGAGTGGAACGCGGTGTACGCGCTGATCCGGCATCAGGGTGTGCTGCTGGTGCAGGACCCCGCCGGCGGGCAGAAGTACATCCGGGTCACCGGCCGGCGCATCAAGACGACCGGCGCGGTCGGTGCGCTGCGCCGGGAGGCGGAGCTGGTGTACGTGGAAGTGGACGGCTGACGTGTACCCGGTGTCTGCCGGCTTCAAGGCCGCGGTCCGGGCGTCGCACACGGCGGTCGTGCGGGCGGAGGTGTGGCGGGCTGACGCCCAGGTCCTGACCCTCGAGGCGACCGGTGGTCAGGTCGAGGTCGACGCCCGTCGCGGGGTGCGGCGTACCTGCCAGCTGACGGTCCCCGCGCCGGAACCGGATCAGGTCATCGTGCAGGTCACGCAGACGTACTTGGCGCTCGCCCGGGACCACGCCACCTACACAGCGATGGCAGCCGCCGTGTCGTCGTATTCGGGGCTCGTCGTGTCGGAGGGCGAGGCGGTCGAGTACATCGACGCGGGCATCGTCCCCGACAGCGAGTGGTCGCCGCTCGCGCCGTTCGGGAACGAGCTGCGGCTGTGGCGCGGCATCACCTACAGCACGATGCTGGAGTCGACGACGACGTACCGGCAGCTCGCGATCGAGCACGCCACGTACGCGGTGCTCGTCGCGGAGGGCGTGTACGCGACCCTGTCGACCGCGACGCTGGACGCGGCCGAGGTGACGGAGCTGGTGCCGCTCGGGGTGTTCATGATCACGAAGGTCGCGATCGTGTCCGGGTCGGGCGGGACGCAGGTCAGCGTGTCCGGGTCGGACCGGTCGCTGCGGATATCCCGGAACCGGTGGACCCAGCCGTACACGGTCGAGGCGGGGAACGTCGCGACCGCGATTCAGACGCTGCTCGAGGACCGGTGGGATGACGTGGTGTGCTCGTTCGCGGCGACCGACGCGACGGTGAACCGGGCCGTCCTCGGGCTGGAGACAGCGAACGACCCGTGGGCGGACGCGGTGAAGATCGCGGAGGCCGCCGGCCTGGACCTGTTCTTCGACGGTGACGGGGTCGCCCGCCTGGAGCCGGTTCGGGACTACGACACGGCGACGGCGGACGCTACCTACCTCGAGGACGAGGAGGCGATGGTGCTGGACGTGTCCCGGTCCCTGTCGGCGGAGCGCACCTACAACGGGGCGATCGTCGCGGGGGAGGGGTCGGAAGCGACGGGCGTGTTCCGGGGTGAGGCGTGGGACGACGACCCGGCCAGCCCCACCTACCGGTATGGGCCGTTCGGGCAGGTCCCCGTGTTCTACGCCTCCCCTCTGATGACGTCGGACGCCATGTGCAACCAGGCCGCGCTGACGATCCTCGCGAAGAAGCGGGGCCTGCAGGAAGCGGTCGAGTGGGCGCAGATCGTGGACCCGTCCCTCGACGTCGGCGACGTGATCGGCGTGTACAACTCCGGCGCCAAGGTGAACAAGGTCCTGGTCCTCGACCGGGTCACGATTCCGCTGGGCGCGGGGGAACCGATGCGGGCGGTCGCCCGGACAGTCCGGTCACTCGGCGCGACCGGGTTCGACGAGGGAGACACCGGTGGCTGACCTGTTCCGCACCGCGGAAGCGTTCAAGCCGGACCCGACCCGAGTCCGGGTCCGCTTCGGGACCGTCGTGTCGGTCGAGTCGGACCGGACCTGCACCGTCTCGGTCGGCGGCGGCACCGTCACCGGCGTCAAGTACGCCGCCCGGTGCGTGCCGTGCCCCGGCTACCCGGTGATCCTCCTGACCGACGGGCAGGACCTGTTCGCCGTCGACCACATCGCCGCCGACGACCTGACCCTCGCCCCCCGCGCCTACCGCTCCTCGAACCTGACCGTCGCCAACACGACCGACACCGTCGTGGAATGGGCGGGCGCGAACAGTGATGCGTGGGGCTGCTGGAGCGCGGGATCCCCGACCCGCCTGACAGCCCCCGTCACCGGCCGCTACCTCGCGACCGCCTATGTCGAGTTCTCCGCCGACGCGGACGGCATTAGGCAGGCATGGATCCGCCGCAATGGCGCCGAAATCCTCGGCCACGTCAGGACCCCGACAGCCGGGTCAGGCAGCTCGACCAACCTCACCGTGACGACGCCCGCGTTCGACCTGGCCAAGGGCGACTACGTGCAGCTCGTCGTGCGGCACTCCGCCGGCAACGACCTGACCGTCAACCGGGATGGCGTCCTGACGCCGACCCTGTCCCTTGCCCATCTCGGGCCATAGGTATCCGTGACACACCACCGACCATGCACTCATGCCCACCGCTAAGGGGTTCCCGTACCCGTCTGACACGGACCCGGTCGACGTGCCCGCCGACATTCAGGCCCTGGCCGAGTCCGTCGACGCCGAGCTCGACGACTACCTCACCACCGCGGCCGCGGCCGCGACGTACGCGCTGAAGTCGCTGGCGACGAACGCACGAGCCGGTTCCTACACCCTGGTGATCGGGGATGCGGGGAAGGTTGTGGAGATGTCCGGCGGCGGGACATTGACGATTCCGACGAACGCATCCGTCGCATTCCCAGTCGGGACGGAGATCACGGTCCTGCAGACGGGCGCATCGCAGGTCACGATCGCAGGGACGGGCGGAGTGACGGTCAACTCGGCGGGCGGCTACTTGAAGATCGCGGCGCAATGGTCCGCGGTGACCCTGATCAAGCGGGCTGCCGACACGTGGGTCGCTGTCGGCGCGCTGGTGGCGTGATGCTGGCCGGGGTCATCGGGCAGGACATCAACAACGTCGCTACCGGCGGGACTGTCACGACCATCACGTCGGGCGGCAAGACGTACCGGGTGCACACCTTCACCGGATCGGGCACCTTGTCGGTGTCGCGCGCACTGCTGCCGTTCCGGTGGCTTGTCGTTGCCGGTGGACAGCCGGGCGGCACACCATCGTCGCATCCGGGAGCGCCGGGCGGCGACGGTGGGCAGGTAGTGGATGCGTCCGGTTCCCTGTCGGCGGGAGCGGTGGCGGTCACCGTCGGCGGGTCCGGCCAGAACAGTGCCCTCGGCGCGGTCACCGCGGTAACAGGCGACGGTGCGGACGGTGGTCAGCCAGTGAATGCGAACGCGGGGAACCCGGGCAGCGCGGGCACGACCAGCGACATCAACGGCACGTCCACCGTGTACGGGTCCGGAGGCGGCGCAGGCGGTGCCGGCCAGATGAGCACCGGGTCAGCGGGCGGCGCAGGCGGTTCTGGCGCCGGCGGCGGGGGGCAGGGTGGCTCAACCAACTCCGGAACCCCTGGACAGAACGGCATCGCAGGCACCGCCAACCGTGGTGGTGGTGGCGGCGGTGGCGGCGGCGGTTCGCTGACTGGCTCAACCTCCCCCGGCGCGGGCGGTGCGGGCGGCACCGGAGTGGTCGTTGTCCGGTACGAAGTCGCGGCTTAAGGAGAGGTTCAGCCATGGGACGTCTGCGCGCGAAGATCAACCACCGGCCGACGAAGGTCAACGACGTCGAGCTCGGAGAGCCGATCATCACCCGGGAAGACGGGACCCCGTTTCAGGAGGGCGACAACATCGCGGACCTGGTGTTCGCGTGGGACGACTCCCGGGTGCCCGACGGGGTGGTCGACGAGCACGGACGGGTCACGCTCGACGCCGTGGATGGGCCGGGCGGCGTCAAGCGGGTGATGTGAGGCACGCCCCGCAGCGGACCGCAACCCGACTTCAAGGCCTGACCGCCACAACCGACCGATCGACGAGGAAGGAAACCGGGTGGAGATCCTCGCGGCCCTGCTCGACCCAGGCGAGAACGGGTTCGACATCGCCGACCTATCTGTCCTGGTCGGTATCGTCCTCGCCATCGGTGGCGTCGTCGCGGCTGTGGTTCGCTGGAACTCCCGCCGCGTGTCGAAGGTCCGCGACCGGGAGCGCGCCGAGATGGAGCGCCGCCTCGCCGAGCAGATCCGTGAGGCGACCAAGCCCATCCAGCCGGACGCGAACGGCGGGTTCGCCCTGGCCGACGTGGTCCGAACGCTCGACGGGATCGGCGACGACGTCCGCTACCTGCGACGCCGCCTGGACGACCACATCGACTGGCACGTCGAGAACCGAGACGGGCGATCGCCCTCCGGCTAGTCGGCTTCGAGGATCCGGTAGACCGTCGGCTTGGAGATACCCGCTTCGCGGGCGATGACTTCCTTCGGCACGCCCGCGGCCGCCGCCTTGCAGACCTCGACGGCGAGGGCCGACATGGAAGCGTCTCGGGCGGCTTGTGCGGCAATCAGGTCCTGGCCCTTGGCCCGGAGTCGGTCGAGCCGGTACGGGCCTGCGTAGGCCGGCCTGGGGCTCATCAGGCGGTTCCCTGCAGGCGGTTGGTGAGCAGCGCGGGGCACGTGGCCGAGTGATGCGGTTCGGGTGGAAGCGTGCAGCAGTAGCCGCACGGTTCGAGGCCGCGCTCCATGAGCACGAAGTAGGCGGCAGCGGCCTTGTCGGACTTGTCGTCGTACTCGTCGACGAGTCGCACGTAGGCCTCATCGCGGGGGCCGGACCAGGCCCGCAGGCGCGCTCCAAGCTCCTGTTCCAGGGCGCAGTGCTTGCGCCATCGGCGGATGACGACCGGTGTGGGGGCGTGGCGCAGGAGCGGGGCGTTGAGGCGGGTGATCACGTCGATGGGGGTTGCCATGGGGCCCTCCAGGTAGCCGGTAATAGGTTTACGGTAATGCCGTCCCCGCAATGCGTCAAGGGGTTTACGGTGTCGCCGTTCCCGGCCACGTCATGACGGTACGGTGGTCAAGCCCCTCGCAGGATGCAGAACTCACACTCCTCACAGGAGGTGACCCCTTGACGATCTGCCCGCTCTGCCACACCACCGTCCGCACCGTCACCCTCGACGAGGACACCACCATCGCCATCGACCCCACACCGTCACTGCACGGCACGATCCGCCTCACCGACATCCCGACCAGCACCGCTCAGGAAGCCGCCCCCGGCCCCGGGCAGTACCGCCCGCACCTGGACACCTGCCCGGGGCGCCCATGACAGCGTCGCCGTGGACCATGAGCGAACTCGCCATGCTCCGCGAGCACGCCAGCAAAGGCGCAGAGGTGATCGCCACGCTCACCGGGCGGTCTCCTCGCGCTGTGCGGCTCGCCGCCCACCGGCACCGCATCAGCCTTCGCCGATCCGCCGAGCGCCGCGGCAAGGTCCTGAACGAGGCGCCCCGAGTCTCGCTGCGCAGGGCCGGACTGGGCCATGTCCGAGACGACATCCTCGACGGCACCGTCAACGCCAGCAGCTTCGACTCGGACGTCACCGTGACCGCCGCAGCGCGACGGGGCGAACAGCAGCAGCTGTGCCCCCGATGCGCCGCCCGTCCCGTGGAGCAGGCGAAGACGGGGATGTGCACGGTGTGCCACCTCCACGTGCTCGCCGAAGCGCACCGCCACTCCAAGGCGAAGGCCGACGCCCAGCGAGAACTGTGGAAGCAACGCCAACGCCGGCATCGCGAGATCACGGCGGACGAACCCCCGGACGAGTAGACGTGGCCATCGCGCGGACGTGCAACTGCGGGCGGCGCATCACCGACGGATCGCCGCGCTGTGACCGGTGCTCGACCGACGGCGGGCGCCGGCAGTCCTGCTCAGTGTGCGGCCGCCGCTGCCGCGGCGCCTACTGCCCCGAGCACGCGTTCATCACCCAGGAGCAGACCGAGGAACAGCGCCTCGCCCGGCAGCCATGGCGCGCCTGGTACCGGCTTCGGTCCTACCACCGCGGCCGCACAGTCGCGAGGAAGCGGGCCGGGGGGCGATGCGAGCAGTGCGGGCGCAGCGACCTTCCCCTCCAGTGCGACCACATCATCCGCCTGTCGACCGCCCGAACCCAGGACGAGGCCGACGTCCTGAACGACCCGGCGAACCTGCGGATGCTGTGCTCCGGTCCCGGCTCCTGCCACGAGGCCAAGACCTTCGGCCGCGGGTGACACCCGGCTCACCGTGGACTCACCGACGAGTGAGAGGCCGGAAGCATGTGGACGAAGAAGTTCTGGAAGGACGCCGCTGAGCGGGCCGTCAAGACCGCGGCTCAGTTCGGGATGGGCGCCTGGGGCGTGACCATGTTCACGACCGTCGGCGACGTCGTACCTGTCGCCGAGGCCACCGGTCTGGCGATGCTGTTCGGGGCGGGACTGTCGATCCTGACGTCGCTCGGCTCGAGCGTCGTCGGTGACCGCCAGTCGGCGTCCCTGCTCCGGGACGGGGACCTGTGATGCCTGTGTCGACCAACGGGTGGCCCGCCAGCAAGGTGCCCCAGGCGCTCGGCGCGGTCACGTACGACGTCCCCGGCGTCCCCAACCGGCGCTTCACCACCGTCGAGGTCGCCGCACCGCTGTTCAAGTACCTGATCCGCAGGTTCCACTACGAGGTCGACCCGCTGACCGGCGGCGTGTTCGACGAGTGGTCGTACAACTACCGGCCGATCAGGACGGGCAGCGCCCTTTCCTGCCATGCGTCGGCTACCGCTGTCGACCTGGACGCGACACAGTTCCCCATGGGCCGGGCGAACATGACCAGGATCCAGAGGGCCAAGGTCAAGCAGATCCTCGGCTCCACGTTCCGGCAGTTCCGGTGGGGTGGGGACTTCCGTATGCCCTATACGGACGAGATGCACTTCGAGCTCGCGCCGGGGACGAACAAGGTCTCCGTCAGGTCCGCGATCGCGCGCATGGGCCTGCACCCCGACGGTCGCCAGCTGCACCCCAACGACCTGAGGGCGGGAGCGCCGGCCGTCCGGGTCAAGCTGCTGAAGCGGGCCCTGGCCAAGGTCGGCCTGTACCCGCGGCGACCGGCCTACAACGGGACCTGGACGCCGCGCCTGTCCGAGGCCTGGACGGCGTGGCAGAGCAAGCGCCCCCACGAGTCCGTGCAGACGCGGATCGACGTGCTGGGGTGGCGCAGCGGCCTGTTCTAGCCCGCTGAGGTTGGCCGCGGCGTCGTGCCAGTCGTCTCCTCTCCTGGCCAAGGGCGTCCATGACCGCTCGGCTGTGCGCGAGACGTACCTGCGTCGCGGCCAACCATCGCCACATCCGTGAAACAAAAGGGGTGAAACAAAACGAACCCGGACCCGCGGGCGCGAGCCGGGGCCTTGGTGCGTCCCGTCCGCCGCACCGTAGGGTGGACGGGCGAGGGCCGTACTCCTCCCCCGTTGTGCGGCCCTCGCCTCATTTGAGGCGATCCGGGGACAAACCGGACAGGCGTCTGGCAGTCTGCCCCCAAAGTCAGGGGGAGGGGATCAGTGGCTCACCGAACGATGACGTTCAAGCACCTCTTCGCGCACAAGGCGCGTAAGAGGGACAGCGAGCGCCAAATCCTTTCCCGCCTCCCGGGGGAAGTCGACTTCCTAGACCTGTGTCATTCAGTTCTGGCGGACATGAGCAAGCGCGGTGCCCAGGTCGACCATGTGAAACGCACGTTCCGGAATGTGACTTCAGTGACTCGAAGTGACCGGGTTGTTCTCGCAACGGTCGAAACGGGAACCATCGGCGACATCCCGCTCGTACGCGACGTCAACACCGGGCAGACTTCATACAAACTCACGTCATCGGATGCTCCTGCAGTCACGCTCCGCATCGCCATTGTGGCCCCTCTTGGATCACGCTCGGCCATCGCCTGCATTGAGCATGGGAGTCATCGATCTGCGGACCAGGGCCTCCTGAAGGAGACCCATTCCGCGTGGGTCAGCCTGCAGACCGGGCTGACGCTGCAGATCGAGACGGTAGTCCGATCCCAGGACTGGCTTGAACTGGCGCAACTGGAAGCCGTCACCGCGGTGGCATACGGGCACCGGGCCGATCTAGCCGACCAAGGAAGGCCAACCAAGGTCGGCAACATGAGGTACCAGCTGGTCCCCGAAGAAGGAGCCCGGTACCTGCCTCAAAGTCTCAAGCGAAGGCTGATGAACCGAGACATCTCCAGGGCTCGAGTGCTGGGCCTATCCGAGGATCTGGACATCGAAGAGGTGACCATGACCCTCAGTGATGACGGTACGCGAAAGACGGTGATCCTGGGGCGGGAGCGCACGCCCGTGATCAGAGTCGTTCTGTCCGAGCCGAATGAAGAGCCGCTGCCCGACGATCAGTTCGTGCGATACTCGTTGCGAGAGGCGCGTCAACTGATTGATGGGCTGAACGATCAGCATCCCCATGAATGACGCACCCTCTCACGAGCCACGAGGGGAGCCACAGTGAGCGCCAAGACCTCGGTTACGGCAATCGTCACTGAGCACTTCGACACTCTCCGTGATGCGCGGACCTCCAGGCCTTTGGTCTGGGACTACTTGGCGCAGTTCGGCCTTCCGTTGCTAGTCGCTGTTGTGGCCCCAAGCATCGGTTTCCGGTTGGTAGAGGTTGGACAGCTGATCGCTGGACTCGCCGTCTTCACTGGATTCACGTTCGGATTGCTGATCTTCGTGTTTCAGCTCAGGCTTCAGGTGGCAAGCGACCCCCGCGTCCCGGACGACAACGGGCTCAGAGAACTCATCGACCAGCTTTTCGTCAATATCGCCTACGCCCTGCTGGTTGCCTTCGCGAGCGTGTTGGCCGCCGTGATCGTGGTGTCCGTCGAGTGGCCCATGAGTCCGCTGCCATCAGGGTGGGCGAGCGGCCTTCAGACGGCATTGCTGCTGTTCCTGACCCTGCACTACGTGGCCACGATGGCGATGTGCGCCAAGCGTCTCCATCGGGCGTACTCGATGGCGACTGCCTGACTGTCACACCTGCGGGCGACACTTGCCCCATGGCCCTGACCGATGCCGAGCGCGCGCTCCTCGACTTTGCTGGACGCTGGTACCGGTACCCCGGCGCCCAGGAACAGGCCATGCGCGACGAGCTCGGGATCTCAGCCACGACGTACTGGCAGAGGGTCAATGCCCTCATCGACCAGCCCGACGCGCTCGCCTACGCACCCACAACCGTCAAGCGGCTCCGGCGCCTGCGGGCCGCACGGCTCGCCGCCCGGTCCGTGCGACGCCTGGCAGGGTAGATGCAGCAGCCCGAGGGGATCGCCTAGGACCACGCCGCGAACGGCTCCCCGTCGAACGGGCTGTCCAGGATCAGCACGGAGAAGGGACCCTTCGGCGCCTCGAACGTCAGTGACGTCTTGAGCTTGCCGTTCACGCGGACCTTCTGCCCGTACCCCAAGGAGTTGTCGGGCTGGTAGTCCAAGGCATTCCCGTCTCCAGCCTCGACCTGGGTTCCGTCGGCGAACTCGAGCACGAAGTAGGACGGGCTCCACTCAGCGGTCTCGGTCCCGGAGTTCTCGATGAGCAGCGGCACGGTCACGACTCGGTCGCCGATCTCGGGCTTCTCGCACCCCAGGGACTGGTACTGGCACTTGGCGATCCGCGGCTTCCCCACGGTCACCGTGCTCGACATGGTGCCGTCGTCGGACGAGACGGACAGGGGCTGGCCGTACTGCAGCTCGGTGAATCCGTCGGCCGGGGAGGGGCTCTCTACCGGCTCGTCGACGACGGGGTCGGACTCTTCCGGTGCCGGTTCAGGGGCAGCCGACGAGGCTCCGGGGGTGCTGGCCGGAGCGGAAGCCTCAGCCGGCGCTGACTGCGCCTCGGTCGCATCCTGGGTGGTGGCCTGAAGCCCTCCGCCACACCCGGCGAGTGCCAGGACGCTCGCCGCGGCTGCCGCCACGAATCGTGCTCGGATCATGAGTGTCTCCCCTCGTCGGTCGGCGGGTTGGCCCGCCGGTCTGCTCCGTCCAGACTCGACCGTAGCGGTTCAACAGGCGTGACGACCCGCGATCGTCGTGCAGTTACCGGGCGCTCCGGCGCTCGGCAATGTCGACGACCGCAGCTCGGCGTTCGTCAAGCCGCTCTGCGAGGGCCCTGCCGTGGTCGCCGGCCGCGTGCGCGTAGATCATGGATGCGTTCACAGTGGAGTGGCCGAGGCGTTCCATGAGGTCGGCGAGGGTGGCGCCGGATGCGGCCGCAAGGGTGTGGCCGGTGTGGCGAAGATCGTGGACGCGCACGTCGGTGCGGCCGAGGGAGCGCAGGGTGCGGGTGATCGCCGTCTGCGCGGCACCGTAGGCGCACCGCCCTGATCGGGTAGCGACGACCAGAGCGTCGGGGTGGCGGATGTCCGGTCCCTCAGCACCCATCTCGGCGGCCAGGGAGGAGGGGATGCTCACGCGCCGTCGGCCAGCGTCCGACTTGGGCTCTCCCACGACATACTCGCCGTTCACTGGATAGACGGCACGCTCGACGGTAATCGTGCAGGCCTCAAGGTCGACGTCACGCCAGCGGAGCTCGGTCGCCTCACCGAGCCTCAGTCCGGTCCAGGCGAGCAGGAGGACTAGCACCCGGTATCTCTTTGGGACCGCAGCGGCGAGTGCCTCGACTTCGGCAGGGGAGAGGGTCGGTCGGGTCGGCTTCTTGTACGTCCCGGCACCCTTAATCTGGCAGGGGTTCGCGGCCACCAGGCCGTCGAGCACGGCCTGGTTCATCACCATGCGCAGGATGCGGTAGGCGCGCGCGACCGTGGCCGCACCATCACGGCGGCCGCCGGAGCTGACCCAGTTCACGCCGGCCATGCGCGCAGCCAGGGCTGCCGTCAGGTCCGCGTGCCAGGTGCGGACATCGGCTGGGGTGAGTGCGCCAACACGCTTGCTCCCGAGGTAGGGGACGACGTGGTTGTCCCAGTCGGCGAGGTAGGCAATGCGAGACTGCGGGCGTAGGGGCCGCTGATCGATGACGCGGGTGCCGTAGGCGCCGAGTGCCTCGGAGGTGAGCGCGGGCGCTCGCCAGGTTTGACGAATAACATCCGCCTCCACGACGCGGAGGTAGGCCTCGGCATCGCGCTTGGTCGGGTACGTCATGGGGGCGTTGTGGTACACCCCATCCGGGCCTTTGTAGCGGGCCTGCCACCGACCGGATGACCGCTGTCGGACGCTGCCGAATCCTCGTCGCACGCTGTTCCTCCGTTACTCCTGCTACCCTCTGCTACTGGCCCATACATGGCCCACCGTACAGCAGGGCCGCCGAAGAGCCATACGCTGCAACAGGTTACGCCGATTGTTGGCAAACTCATAATCTGGTCGTCGTCGGTTCGAGCCCGACCCGCCCCACTGCGGAAACCCCCTAGGAATCAAGGGGTTTCCGCCTGCACGTGCCCCGCCCAAGTGTCACTCCGT